TTGGGTGAGGTTGAGAGACAGATCACTTCAGCAATTTCTGCTTTTCTAAATTCCCCCACACCCCCATTAAATGCAACCAACAATTTTAAGGGGCGAAGTCCAAGTTTTGACGAAAACCTTGTTGCTGACTTCGAAGAGGGTGCGGGTATTTCGTATGGAAATGATGAGTCAATTCAAACTGAGAAACCTGAAGTTTCATCTGATGAACAAATGGACAAATGGCTTGCACGTTTCTGTTTGATTGAAGGTGAAACCAACGTATGGGATGACTACGGCAAAAAGATTTGGAAAAAAACAGCTTTCCAGACCATGCTTGGTGGCAAAAAAGTTTTTGATAAATGGAATGCCCATCCTAAACGTAAAACCATTTCATCTGATGATGCCAATGGTCGTGCAACGGGTGAAAGTCAGCTTAAAGCCAAGGAAATGATTGAACGTTTTATTATGCTTGAGGGTAAAAAAGCATGTTGGGATACGTTTCGTCGCGATTTAGTTGGTACGGATGTCATGAAAGACAACTGGGCGGGTGCTTATGATATGTGGGCGAAGTCTGACAAAAAACGCATGATTTGGCATGAAGATTTAGTCTTTGTTCCGTCCATGCATATTCGTGATGGTCAAATCAATACATACGACGGTATGGACATCTCTCCAATTATGGATGCTCAAAATCAAATCATTCATCAATCTGAATCGCAAAAAAGCTGTGAACCAATTATTAATTTAGTAAAGTTCTTATGNGAAAAAGAAGATGCAGCTTGTCAATGGCTTTTGAAATGGCTTGCTTATCCACTACAGCATCCAGGCGCAAAAATGAATACATCTGTATTGCTGTGCAGTGCTGTGCAGGGTTCCGGTAAATCTCTCTTTTTTGAAAAAATAATGACCCGTATTTATGGTGAAAAGTATTCGGTCACACTCGGTCAAAATGGGCTTGAATCCATCTATACAGATTGGGCAGAACGTAAGCTGTATTGTTTATTTGAAGAAATATTTAACAATAAATCCAAGTTCGGCATGATGGGTCTGATCAAACATATGATCACTGGGGAGAAGATTCGGATTGAGAAAAAGTTCATGTCAGGTTATTCGCAAAATAACCACATCAACTGTGTATTTCTATCGAACGAAGTGCAGCCGCTGGCGATTGAAGAACGTGACCGACGATTCTTGGTGCTTGAGCCAAATCATAAGCTGGGTGATGATCTCAAAAAACAGATTGAACAATGTCTTGAGCCTGATAGCAATGCCATTAGTGCATTTTATACCTACTTGCTTGCATTGGATCTAACCGACTTCACACCATACACTGAACCACCAATGACCAAAGCTAAACAAAAAATTATTCAGTTTGGTTTGCCAGGATGGAAATTATTCTTAGATGATTGGCGTGGCGGCTTTCTTGAGTATCCATTCGTTTGTTGCTTGTCAGATGATTTGTACAGTGCCTATCGGGATTGGTGCCATAAGAACGGTGAAAAGACCATTGCATCCAACAAGTTCTTAAATTTAATTGCATCTGAGCGTGTCGTGGCCAAGGCACACGGGCGAATTTATGAGGATGTCATCACGGGTGTTGGTTATCAGGAAAAGCGCAAAGAAGTGCAAAGGCGTATGATTATTACCTGTAATCAACCCAAAGAAGGGAAACAAGCTGACTGGCTATCTTCACAAGTGAAGCAGTTTCGTGATAAGTTAAAAGGAGATCATGATGTACCACCTGTACTCTAATTATAATTATACAAATGTTACGGGTGTTACGGGTCTGTTACGGGCTTGTTACACACCCCGTAACACTGTCAAAGCCTTACCCCATCAATATTTCAGACACCTTGTTACGGCTGTTACGGGATTATGCGTATGCGCGCGCGTGTGTAAAAAATATCATTTAACTAATTCTATTAATTTCATATTAATAAATATTTTTCCGCGCGTGAAGAAAACAGCCCGTAACAACCGTAACACTCGTAACAACCATTGTATTTATTACATTTTATATTTAATTACCTGTAACAAAATTGATTTTAGCTGTAACAAATTGACCTTTACCCGTAACACATACAATTTTCAACAAGGAATGTGAATGATGGAAAATTATTTGCGTCTGTTAAATCCTAAAACTACAAATTACGATGCGATCGGTGGTGGTAGCCATGGTGCAATGACTTCTCAAGATGTATGTGTTGCACTAAGTTATGCTCGATTAACACCAGTGCAGAATCATTTAATTGAATTATGTGCCTTGAATCGTAATTCTATAGAGCAGATTAAAACTTCTGCTCAGGTGATTTATGGAGAATTCGTTCGAACTCAGAAAGCTGAAATGTCTCAAGAACATGAGCTATCCATTTTTGTTGCAGTGGTTGAGCTTTGCAAAGTCCCTGCCAATTACTCACCTTCAGAACGTAATCGTGCAGTTATTGCTGGTGTAAGTCGTATGCAGATCCAACGCAAGCTTGGCCAGAAAATTAATTATTTTAAAGAACAGCTCCAAAATGAAATTGAAATAGCATCAGAAAAGATTAAACATCAACTAAATAAATCAACTTAAAGTTGATTAAATGTATTGACAGGTGAGCCAGTTTTAAACTACATTTCTCAACAATGGAAAACTATATCAAAGCGCTGTAGTTTCCCTTAGAACCGAAAGGTTCTCTTTCATACCGCATGTTTCCCTCAGAGGTTCATGCGGTTTTTTTATGGGGATAGCTATGCAGCAGATTGTCAAAATCCAAGTGAAATTATCTAAACGTAAGATTGCATTGATTTATGCAGCGATCTTGGTTGAGAAAGCAGCTCGTGTAGTTGCCAAGAATATTATTAAACGTTCGATTGAGGTGGTTCCAGTTGAAAGCAAAGAAAGCACCCCAACGAGCTAAACGTCCATGCCTGGTGAGCAGCTGCAAAGAGTACTCAACCAATCAAGGTTATTGCGATAAACATCAAGATAAAATTAGAAAGAAAGATCGTGAGCGTGGCACTTCACATCAACGTGGATACGATGCTCGTTGGAACAAGGCACGCATTGAACACTTAGATGAGCATCCGCTTTGCGTTGATTGTGCCAAACGAGATTACATAACACCTGCAACCGTTGTCGATCACATCGTTCCACACAAGGGCAATGAGGTATTGTTCTGGGATCAAAGCAATTGGCAATCATTATGCAAGCCATGTCATGACCGCAAGACTGCAAGTGAAGACATGGGCAGTTGGACACCAGTGAACAAACAGAATAAAGAAATCGGTACAGTCTGTTGCCTATTCAAGCAAGGTGAAGAAGTTCTTGCTGCAACTGAATATGCAGAAGATTGTTTGATGTGTGATGAAAAGACAGTGTTCACAGTGATTGAAGTTCATGACAAGACAGTGTTCGTTCAAGACAAAGATGGCAATGGTGGTCGACTGCATCACTCACACTTCAAGCGAGCATGACCATGAACAGAGAAGACTTCGAAGATTTTGTTAGAACTTCACCACGGTATTCACGTTTGATCTTCTGTTATGGCGAACGTCTATTCATCTTTGAAGATGGTGAGTATCGGATCTTGGCAATGCAGTTGGCTTGGGAAGCCTGGCTCATTGAACGTTGCTACTCAGATAAACCTAACCAATTCACTGATTGGCAGCACTTGGTAATCATCATTGTTCTTTGGGTATTAACCATCATTGCTGCATTAGCAATCGAGAATAAGTTTGGTTGAGCATATGAATGATCAAGAAATAATTCTACTTGGTGATCCGGTTGTCTATCGTGATGATCTGAAAGGTTTCGATTGCCTTGGCGTTGTAACCAAGTCTACTGGCTCATCACTTCAAGTACTTTGGAATGATGAACAACATTCACGTACTGAACAATATGATCGGCTTCGAGTCGCTTCACTTGATGAAGTCGATGCTCAGTGTCGATTGATTCGAAAGGATTGAGTCCATGGCTAGCCTTATCAAGTGTGGAAAATGCATAGGTTGTACAAGATTCAATGGTCGGAATGGTAGTGGATATCAACCTTGCCATCGTCCAATTACACCGCGACCACCTGAATTTGTTCAACCACCTCCGCTTGTTTATTTATATGGAGATGAAACAAGTGGTGACTCAGGTCATGAAGATAAACCAAGTTGGTACATCGTCTGGTTGTTCGGATTATTCCTTGGTATATCAATCGGATTACTCATTGCAAAATCATTATGAAATAGGGGATAGGGGGTCAAAAGTCGAAAGTGACCTCTTGGAAAAGACCGCCCCCCCGAGTAATTTTTGTGTGGTCGAAAGTCCATAGGGGGGTATACCTCTAATATTTAAATAGTTTTAAATTTTTTGGAGGTTTTATGTCAACTATTGGAAGACCTCCTAAATCATTGCAAGAAAAACACTTGAGCGGTTCACGGATTCGTGAAGACCGCGATGCAGATGCACAGGTTGCAAATGCTGCAGTGGATTTAGGAATGCCACCTTGCCCGCGCTGGGTAAAGGGGGTGGCGCGAAAACATTGGGACACCTTAGGACCAGCATTGGTAAATGCCGGTTTAATTAGTGTGGTCGATGGGGATGTTTTTGCAATGCACTGCGACAATGTCGCACGCTATGCAGATGTAATGGAAAAGCTAGAAAGTATTGATAAATGGTTAGCAACCACCCCGAACGGTTTTGAAGTTCAATCTGGCATGGTTCAGATCCGAAACAAGTTGCAAGAGCAAATTATTAAAACCGCACGTGAGTTTGGTTTAACACCAGCTGCACGTTCAAGTGTGAAAGTAAATAAACAGCAGCAGCTAGATTTACTTGGAGCTGAAGCAGCAACCAAACCTGAAAATGATCCCTATACAAATTACGGATTTAGATCTAGTTAAAAAAAGTGAGTCAAAATGCGCGATTATTTCAAAATTGCGCTCCAGTATTGTGATGATGTTCGTTCTGGAGTGCGGACAGCAGGCAAGTTAGAAAAATTAGCTGTAAAAAGATTTGTTAATGATTTGAGCCGTTCTGGATTTGATGTTGAATCAACAGGTCCTGAAACACAGAAACTTTTGAAAAAGCTAAAAGTTGGCTCGATTTCTCCAGACATTAATTTTGAATTCAGTTTCGATTTAGAGCGCGCACATCATGCGTGCTTTTTTATTGAAACCTGTCCCCATGTGGAAGGTGAACTTGCTCGGTTAAAGCCTGATGGCACACGAAATTTGTTGGCAATGTCACCATGGCAAGTTTTCGTCACAGTCAATATTTATGGGTGGATAGATTATGCAAAAGCCCGAAGATTCACATATGTATATCTGGAAGTTGCTAAAAAGAATGGTAAAACCACTTGGCTTGCTGCAGTCGGGTTGTACATGGGTTTTATTGATGGTGAACCGGGGTCAAATGTTTACGCGGCAGCAACAACACGTGACCAGGCAAACATTTTGTTTGGCTCGGCGAAAACAATGGTCCAGTATTCTCCAAAAATGCGAGAAAAGTTTGGTATCGATTTTCAAGAGCGCTCTGTTTTCCAGCGATCAACCAATTCTACATTCCAAGCGCTATCACAAGATCGGGACGGGTCAAAAGATGGATTCAATGTCCATTGCGGGTTGATTGATGAACTGCATGCCCACAAAGATTCTGGCATGTATGACATTGTTGCGAATGGTATTGCATCACGTTCCCAACCTTTACTTTTTGCCATTACTACAGCAGGGAAAGATACCACGGGTATTTGTTACCGTGAACGTAAAATTGTGGTAGCGATCCTTCAAGGCAAAGGCACGCATGAGCGGTATTTTGGGATTATCTTTTGTTTAGACAAAGGGGATGATTGGCAGGATCCAAAAAATTGGGAAAAGGCAAATCCGAATTATGGGATTTCAGTTAAACCTGAATATCTTCAAGGTATTTTCGATAAATGTAAAATTTCACCAAGTAATGAAGCAATCTTCAGACAAAAACATTTGGATGAATGGGTTGGTGCAGTTGATGGATGGTTATCTGAGTCCAGCTGGGCAAAAGCTGAAGCTGAAGTGAGTCAGGAAGAATTCAAAGCTGTTCCTGGTTTCGCCGGTTACGATTTGGCAAGTCGTCTCGATTTGGCATCTTGGGTTGATTGGCGACCACGTTTGCAAAATGGCCAAGTTCATTGGTATGTATTTGCAAAAAACTATATCAATGAGCATGTCATTGAATCGAAAGAAGCAATTAATGGCGAAACGCGTCCTGATGAATATCCTGTATGGCGCGATCAAGGTTTTTTAATTGAAACACCAGGGAAATCTACAGATTTCAATCGTATTGAGGAAGATATTGAAGCACATCATTTGGAATACCCATTCTATGAATGTGGTCACGATCCATATCATGCATCTCAACTTACAGCCAATTTGCTTGAACAAGATATTAATGTGATTGAAGTACCTCAAAGGGTTGAGCATTTAAGTCCCGCAATGCGCTGGATTGAACAATTACTTGTGGAAGGGCGGCTGCATCACAATGGCGATCCTGTCTTGAAATGGTGTGTCTTGAATGTCGTTGTGAAAGAAGATGCGAAAGAAAATATTTTCCCTCGAAAAATTTCAAGATCTAAAAAAATTGATGCTGCAGTTGGAATGATTATTGGTGCCTCACGTGCTCAATACTATGACAACGAAAGTGTTTTCGATTTGATACCTGGAGAGCATCAGGACAAATGGGATGCGGATGATTACATAGCAAATATGGTGGTAGTACGACGATGAGTGCGAAGATTGCTAAGACGCGAATTTTGGATTGCATTATGTATGATGCGCAATCAAAACCTGCGGGTAAAAAGCCTAATGTCAACAGTCGAAGTACTGGACCAGACGGTTATAAAAAGGGGAAGTTAACTGATTTTCCTAAAAGTATCAGTCGAATTGCAAGTACTGCAACATTTGACCGAGCAATGACATTAAGTGCTGTTTTTGCTTGTCATAAAATTTTAGCGGAAACCGTGGCAAGTCTGCCTTTAGAGATGTTCATTTTTGATAGAAATCGCCAGCGATCATTAGAATTTGATCATCAATTAGCACGTTTATTTCGAAACAAGCCGAATGATGATCAGACTTGCATTGAGTTTAAAGAAACCTTGATGCTGAATTTGATTAACGGCAATGCCTATGTGCGTAAATATTATTATCACAAAGAGTTAAATCAGCTTGTTGTGATTAATAACGCCTCTGTAGATCCTAAGCTGAATGATCAGGGCAAAAAAGAATATCACGTTAAATATCCTGATGGAAAAAAGGAAATTTTAACGGACAAAGAGATTTGGCATCTAAAGTTATTTGGCTCTGGTTTGGTAGGCATGTCTCCCCTGGCATATGGAGCACGATCCATTGGGATCGGTTTGGCAGCTGATGATAAAGTTGGTCGCATTATGGAAAATGGGGCAAAACCTTCAGGTGCATTGAGTACAGATAAAACCCTTAAAAAAGATCAACGTGAGTCATTGCGTCAAGAAATGACTGATATGGTTCAAGGCGATGACTGGTTTCTACCTGTATTGGAAGGTGGTTTGAAATTTGAACAAATTAGTTTAACGCCTGAAGATATTGAATTACTGTCTACCCGTCGATTTACCGTTGAAGAAGTTTGCCGTTTTTATGGTGTACCAAGCGTACTCATCAACGATACCAATGGGTCCACCACATGGGGGAGCGGGATCGAACAATTGGTGGAATCATTCTACCGGTTTGGTCTACGACCATATTTCGAAAGGATTGAAGAGTCTGCCCGATTAAACCTACTGGATCGTGCCAATTGGGATTTGTACGAGTTCGAATTCAAACTTAAAGATTTATTAAGAGCATCCTTTGCAACTCGAACCACAAATAACCGGGTACGAATTGAGAGTGCACAAGCCACAATTAATGAAGTACGTAAAGAAGAAGGTTATGGACCCGTTGATGGAGGCGATAACTTGATGATAGCAGCCAATTTAATCACCATAGATCGTGTGGTGGAAGGGCGACCAAGGGGCACAGGAAATGAATCGTAATATATTACGTAATGAATTAGAAATTCTAATGCGTAAAGCTCAAAATTTGCCAGATGTTGAAATGCGCTTTATTCCATTTCAGGATCTTCAGCTTCGTGCTGAAGTTGATCAAGATCCGACTAAACCTTACCAATTTACTGGATATGCGGTGAAGTGGGATAGCATTAATAGCCATCGTGAAAAATTTGTTAAAGGTGCATTTGCTGATTTTATCAACGCAGTGAAAGCCGGTGCACAGAAGTGTCATCTTTATTACAACCATGGTTGGAGTTTGCTTTGGGTTAATCCTAAATTTGCCATGCGTATTGGAAAATGGATTGAACTTGAAGAAGATGAGATTGGCTTAAAAGTTACTGGTGAATTAACGCCTCGAATGAGTTTGGCTCAAGATGTCCAGGCAATGATTGAGCATGAAACAATAGATGGTTTATCTGTTGCTTTTTATCAACCTGCTGAAATGGATGTTGAGTATCAAAGTGATGATGACTATGTGCTAATCAAGCGTGTCGGTCTATATGAAATCAGTGTGTGTGATGAGCCAAGTGATCGAAATGCACGTTTAACAGATGCAGATATTCGAAATATTGAAACTGAGGATGATTTAAAACAATTTTTGAAACGTTTTAATTTAGATGATGACGCATCAAATCAACTTATTCAACGAGTCAAATCATTCGGCCAGCCTGATGATCCAGCTCAAAATACCAAATCAAAAGATCCGTTAGCCTGGATCACTGTTTAATTTAACTCAAACTTTATGACCGCCTTCGGGCGGTTTTTTCTTGCAAGGAAAAAATATGACTGCTCATCAAAAAATGAATAAACTTGTTTCTACTCCACTTTTTTTACGTAATACTCAGGGGCAAAGCCTTGATCAGTTGGGTACAGAGCTACAGGCACGCTTAAAAAAATTGGATGAAATGATTGAAGAACGCCAACAGCGTTTAACCAGCATGACAACCGAAGAAAAAGCAGAGCTTGAAAAACGTTCTAAAGAAATTGCTGATATGGCAGCATCGATTGATCAGCTAAAAACTGATTTAGTCAATCAAGCAAAAACCCGTAATAAAGAAGAATCTGACAATATTGCTTCAATTTTGATTCGAAATACTGAATCTATTGAAATTGCAAAAACGATGTTAGATAAACGTCAAAAAAATACATCTGTAACATTTGATGGGGTCAAAGCCCGAAATATTGTTACCCTGGGTAGCCTTGGTGAAAATTATCAATATGCTCGAACTGATTTAAATCGCGTACCTTTTCAACCCCTAACAATTGTTGATTTAATTACCTGGGCACCATTAACTAACGATATTGTCACCTTACTACGCGAAACTGCATGGGATTTGATGGCAGATATTGTGGCTGAAGGTGCAGAAAAGCCAGAATCAAACCTAGAGTTCGGTCCACTTGTTTTAAATGTTGGCGTAATTGCACATTGGATCAAGGTTTCGAATCAGGTACTTGCAGACATGCCAATGCTAGCAAGCTACATTGAAAGCCGTTTGGCATATGGTATTCGCTATAAATTAGAATATTTTGTGGTAAATGGGCATATTCCAGCTGCTGGCCAACCGAAAAACTTTAGTGGTTTAATGGAAGCTGGCAACTACGATACAGTTGTAGCTGAAGCAGGGGATACACCACTTGATGTATTGAACAAAGCAAAATATAAAGCAGCTTTATCTTTTGTTCAGCCGGAATGCTTCGTTCTAAATCCTCAAGATTGGGGTGACATTGAACGCATTAAAGGTTCAGATGGTCACTATATTATTGGTGTACCAACAGGAACAGGCGTTCAAGCATTCTTATGGGGTTTGCCTGTGCGATTTAGCCCAGTTCAAGCTATCGGTAAATTCTGGTGCGGCAACTTGTCAATTGGTTTTGATGGGTATATCCGTGAGGATATCGATACGCAAGTTTCGCTAGAAGATGGTGATAACTTCCGTAAAAACTTGGCCACTGTTCGTTCAGAAATGCGTGCAGCTGGTGGTGTAATTATTCCAGATGCAAATGTCGCTGGTGATTTACCACAATAAAATTATTCATAAGAAAGCAGTCCTTCGGGGCTGCTTTTTTTATTATTGATGTAGATTTTTTCATTTTAAGGGCATTTTTATGAGTGATTACAATATTACTTTGGAAAAAATGAAGCACTACTTAAGCATTGTTCATAATCGTGACGATGCTTTTATTGAATCCCTCATAAAAGTGGCTTTGGTTGATGTACAAAATTGTATTGATCGCACATTTGAAGAGGTGGGGTTATGTCCGGATGGAAGTATACAGCCACCACTTGAAGCTGCTGTGAATATGGTCATTGATGATTTGTACCATAACCGCTCAATACAGTTTGATAAGTCATTATTTGATAATAAAACTTTTACACGATTGTTTTCACCGTATCGAAAGATGGGGGTGTAAGTTATGCAAAGTGGTGATTTAAAAAATTTATTTGACGTTTTACAACGCACTGAAGAAAAAAATAGCGGCGGTCAGACTAAACAAGTTTGGCTATCGATTGGGAAATTTTATGGTGGTATTGAACCTGTCAGCACACAAGTATTTACATTATCGCATACACAGGGTTCTGCTTTAGTTTGTCGTGTAGTGATGCGGCCAGATGATTTTCCAAATTTGAATGCTAGTCACATGATTCAGGATTTTGATACAAAAGAAATTTATCGTATTGATGGTAAGTTGCCAGTGAACAAGGGCAAACAAACATTGATGTGCAGCATAGGTAAAATTTGATGGAAATATCAGCTCAAGTGACTGGGTTGGAAGACTTAAATCAACAGCTTCAAGCCTTAACCACTTTGGCTGGTGAAAAGAAAAAAACCCAAAAAGCAACTTTTGATGCGGCTAAAGTTTTTCAAGATGAAGTAAAGAAGCAAGCACCTAAGGCCGCAGCTGCATATTATCGTTATTACAGTAAAAAGAAACATGGTGATAACAACAGAACATTGATGAAGCCTGGAGTATTGAAAAAATCAGTCTCTCGTAAACGCGTCAAGTTCAATAACAATGTCGGTACTGCAATTATTATCAAAGCAAGAGCATTTTATTGGCGCTTTATTGAGTATGGCACACCAGCAATGGCAGCAGTCCCATTCATCCGACCTAGTTTTGAAATGAAAAAGCAAGAAGCATTAGATAAATTTAAAGAACGTTATCGAGTATATGTTCAAGAAATTATTGAAAGACGACGTATCGAAGATATGGAAATAGGAGCTGACGATGCTAGCTAGTGACGAAAACGGAAAAATGTGGAACGTACAGACCATTGAAGCTGATGGTACAAAAACCTTTATCAAAGGGGATACCAACGACCAAGGTGAATTTGAATATGGTGGCGGTCGCATGGGTGGCGTTTTCTTCATGATTGGTGAAGTTCAGCCGGATTTATACGACACACACATTATTTGCATCGCTGAAGGGTACGCAACAGGCATGTCTATATTCA